GACCACTTTAAAAAATGATAAAGGTGAATTCATTAGAGTATTAGTTCATGAAGTTGTTATGAGTGCTGCAATTGAGCATCCGAAGAGTTTCTGGACTACTAAAAATTTAGAAATTGATCATAAAGATCGTAATAAATCCAATAATGATTTCGATAACTTATGGTTAAGAACTAAGAAGCAGAATCACGAAAATATTGAGAATAGAAAAGCATCTAGAATGTTAAATAAAGAGGAAGTTAATTACATATTTGAGAAGTTTGAAAAGTGGAATGGACGTAAGGTTAAGTTTTATTATCACATGGCTAATGAGTTAGGGTGTGTTTGGCAAACAATCCAATACACTATATTGGGTTATAGTAATTCATCAAAAAGGGATTAAGTCCTGTTGCGAGCAGAACTCAATCCATTATAACATTAGCTTATACATAGTATATCACAGATAAAGAAAATTATACAAATAGTTAAATAAGAAAGGTTGTTTAATGTGGAAAAAATCGAATATTATCAGAACTATTCTATACCTCAAGAACGCTGGATTCGTGCCAACGGAATTAAATACTTAAGAAAAGGTACTAATCCAAATACAGGCAGGATATTTTTTGTATATGAAATGACAGACGAGCTTTCAGATGTGTTAGAAATTTGGACAAATAATAAAAAAAAGAAGGATTAGTCTTTTGACTAGTCCTTTTTTATTTGAATAAAAGGGGTTGGTCTTATGACTAATTATATTGATATTAACAAAAAGATTGAATCGTATCAGATTATTAACGGTCAAATTATTAATGTGAAATATACTAATACAAAATAAAGGGGATTGATTAAATATGGGATTTATTATTGGATCAATAGCATTTGTTGGTGGATTATGGATTAGTTTAAATTGTGTAGATAAGGTACAGAAACAATTACAAGGTCAGATTAATAAGTTAGCTAAAGAGAATTTTGAACTAAAACTAAAAGTTATCGAACTTGAAGGTAAAACAAATGGTAATGAAATTAAAATGAACGGTCATGAAATTAAAATGAACAGTGTGGAATTTAAGACAAATATGAATGAGATTGAATTGAAGTATATGAAAAAGGATGGGATGAATTAATGAATACTGAATTTACTAAATTAGTAGTTGATTATTATAAAGGTTATCCATTTGTTGTTACTGATGTTGAATTGACTGAAGTTGAAAAAGAGAAAGTATGTCTTGTTTCATTTAATGATGGAGCTGGAAACTTTTCATTTGGTATTAAATATGAAGATGAAGCTGATTTGAGAAAGAAATTTACTAAGAAAGTTAATTAAATTGGAGTGATTATGAATGACAGATATTAATATTCAATTGGTAAATGTTATTACTTATTTGATGGATAAATTAGGTGTGAATGAGTTTGAAATACCTTTGAATGTAATGGATAGTTTACAAGGTAAAGATATTATAGCTACTACAAAACCAATGAGTAATATTGTGAAAGTTAGAATTGATGATTAATTAAAATTAGGAGTGATTATGAATGGTAAAAGTAACTGTTGATGCAAGTAAATTAGTGAATATGTTGGATGAGTGTAAATCTGATTTGGAAATTATTAAAGAAGCAATTGAATGTTTTAATGATAAGTATAGTTTTACTCAAATTACAGCAAGTGTTGGATTAGTTAAACCTACTGAATCTATTGAAAAAAGTATTGGTTACATGATAAGAACATATGGTGGTATGTAATTATGAAAGGTAAACGTATGACACATTATTGTATGGATAAGACATGTGGATGGGAAGAAACATCACATAAGATACGAGATGGGATTAAATGTCCTAAATGTAATGGGATTGTTATGAGTGTGTATACAACGTCTGAGAAGTCACCAAGCAAGTGTAAGTAACAGTACTACATATAGCAATAGCATACAGTGTGTAATGTGTATAGTGTACAGTGTGTATGTAAGTAATAACAATTAAGTTAACATTAGATAAGGTGATAGCAATGGGAAGAGAACGAGATGAACTTGATGCCATATACAGTACAGCAAGATGGAAGAAGTGTAGACAGTATGTACTCATAAGGGATAACTACCTTTGTCAAGAGTGCTTAAGAAGAGGTATCATAACACAAGCAAACACAGTACATCATATCATAGCGTTAAGAGATGATCTATCTAAAGCGTTTGATGCTTCTAATCTGGAAACCATCTGCTTATCATGTCATAACAAGGAACATCCAGAACGTTCAGGTGGCGACAAAAAACAACAAAGGAAGTCTCATGTTGTCAAATTTTATAGTAATAATGAATGAAATTGGGAATAAATTGTAAAACTATATCCCCCCCTACCCAACAACATTATAAACTATTTGTTAAAGCAACGGCGGGGGCCTCGGCTTATGACAAATTCGATTTTGAAAACTTTTAAATTCCTCGGGCAGATACATACACACGTATAAAACCCCTTAGTAAAACTAAGGGGGTTTTAATTATTTATTATATTAATTAATATTATATAACTAATAAAATCACAACTTTGAGCAATTGTCAATACATTTTTATTCGGAAGGAGGTAAACGTTATGGGAATGCCTGCAAAAAGCGCAAAACTGACATTATTAGAAGGTAATTCAAGTCGATACACTAAAGCAGAACTTGAAAGACGGATTGAAAATGAAGAAAAGTTAAAAATGCGAGCTGATAATATTATTGCTCCAAATTGGCTTAGTGCTGATGCTAAAAAGGAGTTTAACAGACTTGCAGAAATACTTTTGGAATGTGAAGTAATCACTGAAGCAGATATTAATATACTTGCCCTGTATTGTGATGCCCTTTCCGAATACAAATCATGTATAAAAGAAATAAAAGCTAAAGGTAAATGGGTAGGAGATAAACCTAATCCTTTCTATGTTCGTAAAGAAAAGGCATTTGTTCAATTAAAAAGTGCTGGTACTGAGTTAGGACTTTCACCTTCTGCAAGAGCAAAATTAGCTATCAATATGAATAGTGAAGAAGATGATGAAATTGACTTCTAAAATTTTAGACATGAACTTCACTGAGCTTGAACAATGGTGGGAAAATTACAAGGCTGATCAAAAGTCTTGGGGAGCTATTTTAGAAAATCCTTACCCTGAATTGCTTACAACTTGGTATGCTGAGTGTTTAGTTGATGGTTCTATTCCTGCATCTAAAGAGAATATTCAAGCTGCTAAAAGGCATTTGAGGGATTTATCAAGGCAAGGTACACATGAATTTCCTTGGGTATTTGATGAAGAAGCTGGACATAGACCTATTCGGTTTATTGAAACGTTCTGTAAACCACCTGAAGGTGAATTTGAAAACATTGTTATGCAACCTTGGCAACACTTTATTATTGGTTCTGTATTCGGATGGGTTCACAAAGACACTCGAATAAGGCGTTTTCGCGAAGGTGTCGAAATGGTCGGACGTAAGAATGGCAAGACAACTTTACAATCTGGATTATCTATCTATATGTCAGGATTTGATGATGAAAAAGGTGCAAATGTATATATCTTGGCTAATGCTAGAGATCAAGCAAATTTACTATTTACAAAAGCAGGGGAAATGCTTAAATCATCTCCAAAAATAGCTAAATCATTCAAGAATAAGCGTTCAGTTATTGAATTTCCTAAGACGTTTTCTAAGATTGAATCTCGTGCTTCAGATAGTCGTAAATTGGATGGATTGAATACGCATTTTGCCATTTTTGATGAAATTCACGAGTTTCAAAATTACAAACTAATTGAAGTAATAAAGAAATCTCGTGGTACACGTAAACAACCATTAATAATGTACATAACTACTGCTGGATTTGTCCTTGATGGGCCTTTAATGTCGTATTATGAGGATGCTTTAGAGTGCTTAGATAACCTTGAGGATGATATAGATGAACGTACTTTCTATTATGTAGCTAAATTAGACAGTCCTGAAGAAGCTGATAACCCTGAAATGTGGATAAAAGCTAACCCTAATTTGGGATTAATGTCTGTTGTTTCCTTAATAACAGACTGGAAAAAGGACAAGAAAACACCTGCATCTAAGGCTGATTGGCTTACAAAACAGTTTAATATCTTTAGTGATGTGGATGAATTGTCATTTGTAGACATTCAGACCATTAATAAGAACGATAAAGTAATAAATATTGACACTTTAAAAGGTAAAGAGTGTATTGGTGGCTATGACTTATCAGAAACAGAGGACTTTACAAGTGCTTGCTTGGAATTCCCTCTTGATGATGGGTCTATTTTTATTTTATCTCATTCTTGGATTCCTCAAGCACGTTATGACCGAGATAATAACCAACAACGCATAGATGAGTGGATACAAGCAGGTCATATAACCAAAATTCCCGGTGATTATGTTAAGTATGAGTACGTCTTGGATTGGTTTATTGATCAATCTAAGATATACAAAATTAAAAAAATCGCATATGACAAAGCTAAAGCCTTGTTCTTAAATGCAGCCCTTGAAGAATATGGTTTTGTTACTGAAATAGTAAGGCAAGGGTTCACTACATTAGGTGGAGCAACTCAAAATTTTAAGGAATTATTACTTGATGGGAATGTAGTTTTTAATAACAGTCGTTTATTTAGATGGTATTTGAATAATGTAAGGCTTGTAAAAGACAGAAATAGCAACTGGTTGCCTACAAAACAAAGTTTTAACCGTAAAATTGATGGAGTTGCAGCAGCTTTAAACGCTCATACATTCATTATTCCAATGCTGATTAAGCCAACTAAAGCACCTAAAATGACTTATTATTCAGTAGCAGACCTGAGAAGGATGAAGTAGAAAGGAGGTGAAATGAATGGGTTTTTGGAGCAATTTAAGAAATTTCTTTAATAATATAGGCTCAGCCCCAACAGGAAGTAGAAATGCTGTAAGTAGCATTAACTTTTCAAATATTGCTGGTGGATTCTACTTTGGTTCAGCGGCAGAATTGAATGAGTCTATATATAGTGCAGTAAACAGAATGGCTAATACTATCGCTACATTACCGATAAAATTATATGACGCAGACTACAATGAACCAACTGACTGCTCAGCTTACAACGTCCTTAAAGGTGGATTCAGATACTTCACTAAATTTGACTTTTTCAAAGATATTGAAGCATTAAGAAACCTTCAAGGTAATGCTTATGTACAAAAATTCTATGATGTGAATGGAAAAGTAGTGGGATATGGATTAGTTCGTCCTAGAGCATGTGAACCATTGATTGACTTACAATCTGGCGAACTATATTATGCTATTTCAGCGATTGATAACCAATTATTTCAACAAACAATGTATGTACATAGTAGTGATATGCTTCATTTCAAGCATCTAAGATTTGGTAGTGTTACTGGTATTAATCCTATTGATGTACTGCAAAACACCTTAGATTATGACCAAGAAGTAAGAAAAATATCTCTAAATCAACTAGTAGGTACAAATGAAGGGTTTATTGTTAAATTTGAAGCCAACATGGAAGAAGAAGCTAAACAAGCCTTAATTACACAGATTGCTAACTTCTATAAGGAGAATGGTGGTCTTTTAATTGAGGAAAATGGTGTAACAATTACACGTATGGAGAGAAATCTTGTAGATCCTAATTTAATTGACGTTGATAAAGTTACACGTTCAAGGGTAGCAATGGTTTTTAACCTTCCTGAACACTTTTTAGGGGATGCTTCATCAAGTTTTGCTTCATTAGAACAGTTAAACCTAGAATATCTAACTTCAAACTTAATGCCTATTCTGGCACATTATGAAGAAGAATTGAATTTTAAACTGTTAACACCTGCTCAGAAAGCATTAGGGTATCAATTTAAGTTTGATTTTAGTGCATTGTTGAAAGCAGATAAAGCTACATTAGGTGCATACAATCAGATGGCGATAAGAAGTGGTTGGCTTACCCCAAATGAAGCAAGGAAAAGTGATAGTTTACCACCTCATCCAAGTCCTGAAGCTAATAAATTGTACTTGAGTGGGGATTTATACCCTATTGATACACCTATTGCTGACCGTAAAGGAGGTGAGAAACAAAATGGCACAACACAAAATAACTAAATATTGGAACATGCAACCAACAGGCAATAATGCTGCAGATGTATATATATTTGGAGAAATAGCTACAAGTGGTTATGAATGGTCAGATAGTGATGTATCAGCTAGTTCATTTAAGGCTGATTTAGATTCATTAGGAACTTTAAATACCATAAACTTACATCTTAACTCACCGGGCGGTAGCGTTTTTGACGGTACAGCAATCGGTACTATGCTTTCTCAACATCCTGCTTACGTTAATGTGTATATAGATGGATTAGCTGCTTCAATAGCAAGTGTTATTGCAATGGCTGGTGATACTGTTTACATGCCTGCTAATGCAATGATGATGATACATAATCCTTGGACTATGGCTGTTGGTAATGCAAATGATATGAGAAAACAAGCTGATGTATTAGACAAAATTGGTGAATCTATGAAGCAAACGTATCTTCAAAAAGCAGGAGATAAACTTGATGATAAAACATTAAGTACATTACTTGATAATGAAACATGGCTTTCTGCTCAAGATGCTGTTAATTATGGATTTGCTGATGAAATTTTACCTGTTAACCAAGCAGCAGCAGCTATTGTATCTAAAGATTTATTTGCTAAATACCGCAATGTACCTGAAAACCTACAACTGCATAAAGAAAAGACTGAAAATTCTGTTAATAATCCTGTTAAGGAACCTATTAACAAGGTAAATGAAGAACCTGTAACTAAGCCAATTGAAAATAATTTAACACTAAAACAAATCAAATTACAAATTTTAAAGGAGAGTAATTAATTATGAATATTGAACAACTTAAAAATTCTTGGATTTCTGCTGGACAAAAGGTATCTGACATTCAAGCAAACTTACAAATGGCGGTTAATGATGATTCTGTAACTGCTGATAAAATTAAAGAAATGAAAGCATCTTTGGAAAATGCTAAAGCTAAGCGTGACCTTGCTAAAGAACAACTTGAAGAAGCTGAAGCGAATGCAGTTTTAACTCCTGCAACTCCAAATGCTCAAGTAATCGTTCCTGTAAAACCTTCTAAAGAAGAAGTACATGCTAAATTTATTAAAGATTTCAAAGGTATGATTGTTGGTGATCCACAAATCAAAATGTTACTTAGTGAAACTCTTGATGGTAACGGAAATGGTGTAGGTCTTACAGTTCCTCAAGACATTCAAACTGCTATTCGTCTATTAAAACGTAGCTATGATTCTCTTGAAGAGTATGTACGTGTAGAACCTGTTACAACACTTACTGGTTCTCGTGTAATCGAAAAATGGCAGGATATTACTCCACTTGCTAACCTTGATGATACTACTGCTGCTATCGGAGCTAATGATGATCCATTACTTACTTTAATCAAGTACAATATCCATCGTTATGCAGGTCTTAACTATTTAACTAACAGCTTGCTTAAAGATACTGCTGAGAACATTATGGCTTACTTAACAACTTGGTTAGCTCATAAATCTATGGTTACACGTAACCAAAAGATTATCTCTTTACTTGACACTATTCCTGCTGCTCAAAAGAAAGCTATTACAAAAATTGATGACATTAAAGCAATCTATAACGCTCAATTAGACCCTGCTATTCAAGTAAGCTCTATTTTTATCACAAATCAATCAGGATTCAATGTTCTTGATACTGTTAAAGATGCATATGGACGTTACTTGATTCAACCAAGCCCAACTGATCCAAGCCAAAAGACATTGTTTGGTAAACCAGTTAAAGTTCTTTCTGACAAATTCTTGCCTGCTGAAGCTGGTAATTTCCCTCTTTATATTGGAGATTTAACACAAGCTATCACTCTATTTGACCGTGAACAAATGTCTCTTGCTACAACTCAAGAAGGCGCTGGTGCATTCGAGCATGACCAAACAGTAGTACGTGTTATTGACCGTTTTGACGTTCAATTTGCTGATACTAATGCAATTGTATTTGCTCAATTCACTGCTTTAGCTGACTAATAATAATTATATTAAAGGAGTGTTAAACAGTGACCCTACAACTATCTGATATTAAGACAGCTTTAAGGGTCGATACAACTGCTGACGATGCTCTACTTACTACACTTATGACTGCCGCATCTGATTACATTATGGGTGCGGTAGGTACTGATGATAGTATGTATAGTTTTTACATCAACAATTCAAGATTTGACACATTAGTTATGATGTTTACTGATCATTGGTATAAATACCGTACTGTAGTAACAGATGCATCCAATAAGATGCAAGTAGTAGAGATTCCTTATGGTGCAAAAGCAATACTTTTACAATTGAAGGGGGCATACTTATGGCAACTTCAGCAACAGGCCAACTCAACGAACGTATCACCTTCAACGTAAAAAAATCAACAAAAGTAAATGGTGTAGCTAAACTTGATTTAGTACCTGTAGCAACTGTATGGGCAACAGTATGGTTACAAAGTGTGAAAGACCGTATAGCGAACATTGGAAATGCTACGGCTGACATGATTACCTTTGTTATACGTGATAAGCAAGACTTTAATGTTACTAATGACATGGTTATTACGTTTAACGGTTTAAATTATGAAATTAAAAATTCTCAACGTGACATTCATCAAAAATGGATGACCATCATATGTCAGGAGAATCAGCTATGAGTGTTGAAGTTGATTACAATGGACTTGATGAAATGTTCAAAAGGCTTGCTTTTCAGACTGAAAATGGAGCTAAAAAAGCTTCAGTTGTTGGTGCTGAAATCGTAGCTGAAAAATTAAAAGAAAATACACCTTATGAAGAAGATCGTAAAGGTGATGGTAAGTGGAAAGCTCAGCGACAAATGGAGAAAGAAACTGGTGTATCACAGGAATTTAAACATATGCGTGATGACATTATTATGACTAATCCTAATCCACTCGGTGAAATCGAGGTTAAATATGGTAAAGCTACTGCTTGGAGAAGTCGATTTGTTAATGATGGGACTATCAAGCAACCTGCTCAACATTTTGCTGAAAAGACTGTAGCAGAAACTTATGAAGAAGTAAAAATTGCTATGCAAAGGGTAATCGAGAGGGAGGTTGAAGGGATATGAGTATTTTAACTGATGCTTACAATCTTATTTCTGCTCCTAATAACCCAATGAATTTAAATGAAAATGACGTTTTTCTACATTACATCCCTGAAGTGTTACCTGATGGTACAAAGATGGAAGATGCAAATGTATTAGTAAGAATCACTCACATTCAAAATGTACATGGTAATTTTTCAAGCAATACAAGTACTACATTATCTACAGCTTTTCAGGTTCAAATTTGGTTTCCTTATAATGATCCTTTAGCTGACCAATATGATGAGCTTTTGAACAATTATATGGAGGTAAACGGCTATTATCCTTCAGATTTTAGCTACATAACGAAAGACCCCGATGTAGATAAACTCTATTTAACTTCAAAATTTAAGAAAACTAACTATTAAAAACTAATTAGAAAAGGAATGATTTAACTTATGGCTACAGTCGGTTTTGAAAAAGCGATTATCACTGTTCTTGACAAAAATGAAAAAGCAACTGGTCAACAATTTATATTAGACGGAAAATCAAATCAAAATGGTGTTGTAGAGGCTAATATTCAAGGTTTAGCACCAGCAATGACTAAAATTTATGCTTCTAACATGGCAATCAACGTATCTTCTAAAGGTGTAGGAGATGTTAAAGTAGACCTTTCTGTATTTAACCTGCCTGATGACTGCTTATCAGCTATTACTGGTATGCAAAAAGTAAACGGTATTTATCAAATAGGAAAAGACAATCAAGCACCTTACGTGTCTGTTGAATTCATCACTAAAGATGTAAATGGTAATGTACTTCACTTTGCATTACTTAAAGGTATGTTTGGCGCTCCTGATCACGACATTAAATCAAACGATGCTAATGAACAAATTGCTCAAGATAAAATCCAAGGTTCATTTATTTCTCGTTCAACTGATGGTCTTGTATATGGTAAAGCTAATGAAGGTGACGTTGATTTCTCTGCTTCTGCATGGGAACAATTTGTAGCTCCTACAACTGGTACTTTTGAAGTAGATAAATTAACAATCTCTAGTGCAGCTACTGGTTCAGGTAACGTAACAGTAACACTTAATGGAAATGCAGTTAACATTGCTGTAGCTTCTGGTGACTCTACTTCTGTAGTAGCTAGTAAGATTGCTGCTGGTACTTATGCTGGCTTCACTGCAAATGCTGTTGGTGCTGTTGTTACATTCACAGCTACAGCAACAGGTGTTAAATCTGCTCCTGCTTACTCTGCTGGAACAACTGGTGCTACTGGTACTATGTCTGTACAAACTGTCGGAGCTTAATAAATCATATTTAAAATTTACATGATTGGGCTAGGGGATTCCTCTAGCCTTTTTTGAATTAAAAAAAAATTACTCTAAAGGGGATTAAATAATTATGATAAGAATTGAATTAGTAAATGAACAAGGTAAAAAAGTTGTATACGAACAAAAATTTGTTTCTGGAAGAAAAGTACGTGAAGTTCTTAAAATGCAATCTGAGATGGAAAGAAATGTAGAACTTACTGAAGTAGATTCATTAGATATGATGATCGAATACGTTGCAGGTCTTTTTGATGATAAAGATGTTACTACTGATGCTATTCTTGACGGAATTGAAGCACCTAAATTATTTAAAACTTTAACAGACATTATGGGCGAAGTAATGGGAAACGAAGAGGACGGTCTGAAGGAAGTGGCGCTTCAAGCTCAAAGCAAGAAGAAATAACAGCTACACAAGCACTAAATGATTTAAACAAAATGTACAAACAACTTATGGAAGCAGGTTGGACTTTTAACGATATTGATAATACAGATTATTTCGGCCTGCTAGATTACCTATCTGCTAATAACAAACCTGATTACATGTCAGGTGAAGACTTCTTTAATTCAATCTAGGAAAGGAGGAATAAATTTGTCAGAAGGTGTAATTATTAGAGTAGCCTTGGATGGAACTAAGGTTACTCAAAGTTTAAATACTCTTAAAGCAACTGTAAAAGCTAGTACTAGCCAAATGAAAGCTGAAATGGAAGTATTTAAAAATGCTGGTGATCAACTAGGAGTACTTCAGGCTAAACATGATGGATTATCACGTACAATTAAAGCTCAGGACATTCAAATACAAAAATTAGTTGAATCTTACGAATTAGCTAAAGCAGCAGGTGATGCAAATTCTGAATCTGTAATGAAATATGCAAACATGATTAACTCAGCTAGAGCTAAACAAGAAGCGTATAAGGCTCAATTAAATGCTACAAGAGATGCTATAACTGAATATAATCGTGGAACTCAGCAAATGAAAGACAATCTTGATATTGCTACTAAAACCACTAATGCATATATAGATAAATTAAAAGCTCAAGGCAGAGAATTACAAGCTAATAAACAGGAGTATATTGGACTTAAAGATCAAATAAAGGAAAGAAACAATCTTATTGATGTTGAAAAGGCAAAGTTGCAAGAACTAATTAATACAAAAGGGTTAGATGCTAAGGCAACTAAAGAACAACGATTGGCTGTATTAGAACTTGAATCTGCACAAGCAGAATCAATGTCACGATATAAAGACTTGTCTAGAACAGTAGGGTCTTCATCTGATTTAGCTCTTAAATTTAGGGATAGCGTAGGTAAACTACAGGACTCAATAAAGAATGTTGGTTCTAAGGTTTCAGATTTAGGTAATAGCTTCACAAACCTTTCATTAGGTATTGGAATTGCCTTTGATTATGGTATTAATAAGGCTACTGAGTTTCAAAAGAAGATGACGGATATTCAGACTTTATTAATGTCTGATGGTACATCTTCACAACAAGCTAAGAATATCACAAATAAAATGGGTACTCAGGCTACAAAATTATCTAACCAGTACGGTGTAAGTGCTGAAGATGTTGGTACTATGTATGAAACAATGATACGTAAAGGTGATACAGGACAACAAGCATTAGCTCAGGCTGACCAAATGGTTAAAGGTTCTATTGCTTCAGGTGTAAACCTTAAGGACTTCTCAACTGGTACTATGAACCTTTCAGAGCAATTCTTTGGTAAAGCCGAAAACGATAAACAATCAGCCGCAAATTCCACTAGAATGACCAACGCTCTTACTTATGCTTCAGATCATGGAGCAGCTAAAGTACCTGATTTAACGGTATCTGGTCAATATGTAGGTGACTATGCTAAAACTCTTGGTTACACACCTGAAGAAGTATTTTCCCAATTAGAAGCTCTTTCACGTAGAGGTATTGAAGGTGAAGCTGCTGGTACTGGACTTAGGGGTGTATATGCTACTCTTGCTAAACCAAGTAAGCAAGCAATAGGGGCTATGAAGTCAATTGGTATGCAAACAGTTGGTTCTGATGGTCATCTTTTGGGTTTACCAGACATTGTAGACCAATTAAGGGGTAAATTAAAATTTACTAAAGGTAAAAATGGTGAAGTAGCTTTAGATGCTAATAGTACTAAGGTTGTTTCACAAATGTTTGGACGTACATCATTACCTACAATCACAGCATTAATGGGTACTTCAGGTAAAGAATTAAATGATTTCTCAGCTAAGACTACAAAAGCTGAAGGTAAAGATTATGAAGGAACTGTTTCAGATCGTATGATGCAATCAGCATCAAATCAATTTAATAAATTGAAACAATCTTTTACAAACTTATCTATGAATCTTGCTACATTGATGTTACCTACGCTTGTTAAGGTAGCTAATGCTATAAATGGTGTATTTGAGAAACTTAATAATGCAAGTCCAGCAACTAAGAAGTTTATTGCAGGATTTGCTCTTTTGGCAGCAGCTACTGCTCCTGTTCTGCTTGTATTCGGTGCGCTTATTAAATCTGTAGGTTCTATACTAAGTATAGTAAAGTTTTTACCTATGGCATTTAGTCTTTTAACAACTCCTATAGGTTTAGTTGTATTAGGAATAGCGGCTTTAACGGCAGGATTTATTTACGCATATAACCATAGTAAACCATTTCATGATTTTATTAATGGGATAGGTGAAAAGCTTAAAGAAGGTTGGAATTGGATTTCTAAGTTTGGTGAAGCCATTAAAGACCTATTTAGTGGAACGCTAGGTGGTACTGAAAAGGCTACTTCAATAATGGAAAAACTAGGTTTAAGCCCTGCTGCACAAAAGATGGTTACACAAGCTGTAAGTGCTATTAAAGAAGCTTGGCAATCCTTTAAAGATACCGTTAAAGAAGTTTGGGATTATATTGAACCAACTATTGTTAAAG